AAAAAATGATATATGAAGAAAAGCTATATCTGTTCGGTGAAGGAGAATGGATGCAAGAGCCTGATCAATTGGAATTCGAATATGAAGGTTATGAATGCGAAATTAGAAGAAATGGAGTTGGTGCCTTATGTGGATATGTGAAACTCCCTAAAGAGCATCCACGTTATGAAAAAGATTATGATGGTATTAATGTTGATGTGCACGGCGGTTTGACTTATTCAGAATTGGAAAACGATAAATGGGTAATTGGCTTTGATTGCGCGCATTCTGGGGATATTGCGCCTTCTTGCGAAAAATCCCTGGAAGAAGCTAGGAAAGAGTTTCCTCTTCCGGATCATATAAAAGAATTAAATGACAACGTGAAAAAAGCTTATCCAAATTACTCGTTTTTACATCCAACATACAAAAATATCGAATACGTAAAAAGTGAATGCATGTCTCTCGTGGACCAAATAAAGGATATGAAAAATGTACCTGAATTATGATATGATCATCCCTGCTATATGCAGTTTAGTTATTCTAGCATGTGCATGGAGAACATTCCATGGAAAGTTTGAACCAAAATACTATGCTTACACTATTCTAGCTATGATAACAACGACATTTTATAATTTATTGAAACATTCGTCAATCGGGCTAGCTATTCTTTTGATAATACAAACAGCCGCAATGTGCTATTACCTTTATATTCATGTTAAAAGAGAGATAGAGAATGATTAAATTCATCACAGATTTTTTTTATGAAAACGGATATGCGCTTTGCTATTGGCTTTCTGTTATAACGGCTTTCTGGGTAGGAAGGGGACTAGGGTTTAGAGATGCACTCGAAATTGCTAGGGAAAGTATTGAAAAACGATTTAAAGAAGTAGAAAATTTAACAAAAGAAACGGTTTTAGAGGGAAGAGAGCTTTTGCAAGAGGTAGAAATGATAAATAAAGATACAAAAGAACTTTTAGGGAAAATGCATGACCAAAACCGAACTTCTTAATGAAATGCTAGAGCATCGAGAGTTGCGCATACTCTTTCACAAGGGCATTCAAGATGCTGTATTCAATTTTCTGCACATGAATAAAAAAGAGATTATGGATACGCTTTGTGAAGAATTTCGAAAGTCTTTGCATTTAGGGGGAAATAATGAAAATAATTGAACTTCCTAGGCTATGTAATTTAATATTTACAACGACGGAATAGGATGAAGTTAATACATTACGCAGAAGAGCCAATAGCCTCTCTGGAGAAGAGAACGTATGACCAGAGTGAATTGAGCCGGCAAGCTAAGCCAAATGGATTATGGCTAAGCGTAGAGGGTTTAACAGGGCCCAACAATTACAATTGGAAGGAATGGTGTGAAGCTGAAGGATTCAGGGTAGAATATCTGGTCAATCCTTATGAAGTTGTGCTTCATGAAAACGCTAACATTCTTCATTTAAAAAGCGCTAAAGAGATCTTCGAATTCAGCAAGCTCTATCCTCTGAAAACGAGAGACTGGGATGCTGAAAATGACTCCTATCAACTGGAATGGGACAAAGTCAAATCCAAGTACCAAGGAATCATCATTGCTCCCTACCAATGGGAATGTAGGCTTGCCCTAGAGACTTGCTGGTATTATGGATGGGACTGCGCTAGTGGTTGCATTTGGGATCTCGATTGTATAAAAGAATTCATAAAACAGGAAGTTCATGTCTAACGATCTAAAAAGCGTTTATAAAGAATTTTGTCGATTAGAACATCCTTTTCCTAACAAGGAAATACTTCTAATGCAGAAATTACACAAAGAAGAGTCTCTAAGCAAAGAGGACTTTGAGACTATATCAGAGTTGCTTCATAAATATTTAAACCTTAGAGCGGATGTTTTTCACGATGGATGAAAATAATTCTCTACCAGTATCTCAGCTTGATCACAAAATATTTATCTAAAAAAGGCGTGAGAGATTCCCACGCCTCGACCTAGCTATATAGGATAGACATGCTTTATTTAATCATATCAAGTATTAAATTTATAGTCAAAACCTGACTCATACAATTCTTTTGGCTCTTTATGATCAAACTGATACTTCATATATTGGATAGCGCCTAAATCCCATTCATCACCTAAGACTTCTTTGCATTTCCTGTCCATTTTTTCAGGTGTTAAACCAAACTCATGAGTTAGTTTTGCAAATTTATCTAAAAGATCATGGATGCATCTATCTTTTCTTTTTCGTGTTTCAGCAAGATCTTTCATCCAATTTAAAAGACAGCTACTTATTTCTTTATCAAAATCCATCATAAGGTTAACCACACCACCTCGAAGCTTTGGACTCGCCCACTTATATTCTGGATTTTTCATAATTTTTGTTAATTCTTCTGCTTGTCTTTTGCATGTATAATAATCAAAAACAAGATCTTCTTCGGTAAAATCCATGATTCTTAATGCTGAGGCAACGGCATTTTCATCTTTTTCACGTATCCATCTTTTGATATGCGCCTCATCGTATACTATATTGTCAGGGCCTCTTACAGGCTTTTCAAAAAATGTGCAGCTAATAGGGCAATTATAATCTTCAGCTAGATTGTTTTGAGTGCAAAATCTATCGAGCTGAATTTTCACTTCAGCGGTCATAAATCTTAGTTTCCACTCTTGATAATGCGTGCTTTTCTTCATGATGTAGACAGTAGAGCCGCCAGCGCCTACACAGCCAGTCACAAATCCTGCCACTCCACCACCAATGATTCCAATAGCTCCGCCTATTCCAGCTCCGGCCGGTCCGCCTACAAGAGCGCCAATCCCAGCTCCTCCGGCTCCTCCGGCTCCTCCTCCGGCTACAGTTCCGCCACCAATGATAACGGCGCCTACAATGGCTGATTTAACAAGGCCTTTCTTATTTTTTTTGTATTCTTCTTCACTTATATAACGATAAGCATATCCACGGGTTCTTGTGGCATTAGCTTGCGCATGTGCCTCGTAACGCTGTTCACGGCTTAATAAGTGATTGTCAGGTCTTCCTAATATACGCATAGATCTCCTATAACCAAATGATGTTTCTCTTTAGATTGTGTGGAATAATTATTCCTTTCACAAAAACTTTAAAATCAAATTCTTTGTTGTATTCTTTACGCACTTTTTTCCCATGAAAATAAATGGCTATTGTCAAGGGGATCATAGCTAATCCGAACGTGCCAATAATCGCAGTAAAAACAGCGGCTACTTTTACCTTACTTTGCCAACTATGATATTTTTCCATGCATTCCAAAGGGGTCATCCCTTTATATAGTCTTGCTTTTTCTCCTTTTGCTAATTTATAGGGAGGATTTGTTAATATAGCAAATTTTAATGGGGGTGATTTTCTGAAAAATAGCATAGTTTTCCTAGGTTGAAATTAAAAGCAAGCAGACTATAAATTTGGGATTTTAAGGTCAACAAAAAGAGGTTATATGGAAACGATTTGTGAAAAATGCGAAGAAGATTATAGGTTTTGCACATGCGAAGAAAAGATAGATATTAGTCTACATAGCGATAAGAAAGAGATTCGAAGTGTTCATATTTACGAAAAAGAGCATTCTTGCACGATTACAATTCATTTTGGACCAATTCCAGAATAAAAAAGCTCTCTTTTTAGGTGTTTTACTAATCTCTAACATGACCATAACCAAAGCATGATTGTTAAATTTAAGCCCTAAAAAGAGAGCAAAAGTTTCAGATGTAAAGCAGCTTTACATCTCAAAAAACAATCTTGATTTTTTTACGTCTGCCGTTAAGGTAAGCCTTCTTAAATATTTTCGGTTTCATTTTTTTCATATTTTTTAGAAGTTTTAAAACTTTGTAAGCTCTTCCCCAGACAAAGTATTTCACCGCTAAGGTGCCATTTTGTATAAATGATGTTACATATGGATGTCTATAAATCAAAGATTGATGCCGAATTTCTAAATGTTTAGGTAATGAATCTATAAGCGGAGAGCCATATTTATCAAATATTTCCATTTCAGAAAGAGGAGGAAAGACTTGAGTTATAATCATGCATTTTCCTAGCCAAAGACCACCATGAGGTTTCCCCTCAATCAATTGGTATTCTTCAAGTTTTGATTTTTTTAACATTTTCCTATTCTCCAAGATTCCGAGGATTCTTTACGATATTTTTCAAGATCTACTCCTTTCAATTCCGGAATATTTTTGTATTCAATATGCCCCTTTCTTAGGACACGAGATAGTTTTATACCCGCTCCCTTCACGTTTGATTTGCCAGACATAGAGATTAAGTTTTGACGAAGCGCTTCTTCTCTTTCTTGGAGTGCTTGCAATTGCGCTTGAATGCCGAGCCACTCGTTTGCTGTTTCCTTCCATGTAAGATCTTCCTTTGGGATATAATCTCGTTCAGTTAAAGGGGGAGCTGTTAAAGTCTGGACATTGTTCCAGAATGCTTTTTCTTTATCTAGAAGTGTTTTAGCATATGCAGAATCAAGCCCTAATTCTAAAATCTTATTTGAGCTAGGATGATAGCTAAAGTAGTAGGCACGGTCAAGATTCATGACGATCATTTGATGCACTAATTGCGGAATATATTTCTCTGGGATAACTCCATCCATTGCGCTTTCATGGTCTATTTTTCCAGGGCATTTGATCTCAACAATATCTTTGCGCTCGATATCTATTCCGTCAAGCGTGGCAACCATCCATTCAAGCTCAGGATGCACAAATCTTTGAGGGAATACAATAAGGCCAGTTTGTCTTTCAAACTCTTGCCGAGCTTCTTCTTCTTTAAGTCTCCCCCATTTTTTAGCCCAATTATCTCCTTCATTTTCACGCAAACCTACTTTTTCTTCCCATAGCTGGTAAGAAGTTTTCCAAGGGGATACTTCCATCAAAACAGGGGCATCACTAGCCCCTATGAAATTCCTGCGTGTATCTGGTGAGTTGTCTAAGTCTAACATTTATTTTCCTTCAAGCAAAATTCGAAAAAATCTTTTAAGTATTCCGAGGCCATTAACCGGATATCGGCTTTTGATTCGATTAATCTTTTGGAAGAGCAATCTTTTTGTAAAATATTTATTCGCTGACCGTCCCAACTTAAAAGAAATTTTTCTTGCCCATGGGTAAATTGCATCCCTTTAGAAGGGCATGCAAAATGCAAAAGTAGCTTTTCCATTTGTTTTATATCAGAACAAATAGCATTTAACTTTTCCAATCTTTTTTCTTGTTCATGAGATAAATTTTTAAATATAGAATTTAAGGATTTATCATTAAAGTTTACTTCCATCATTCACCCACTGCTTTTTGTTGCGATTCGCTTTCATCGGAAATTAGGAATTGCTCTTTCTGTTTCTCAAAATGTTCTTCTCGATTCTTAAGAGAAGATTTTTTCATACGCTCATAGTGTTTTTGTTCAAGATTAGCAAGGGATTCATTCCCGTATTGATCTTTTAGAAATTTATTTATAGAGTTTTTGTAATCTTTTGAGCATTCATCAATAATATTTTTTAGTTCCTTTTTCTGTTCTACCGAAATTCGTATAGGCTCGGCTTGTTTAATAGGCTCCGGTTTTTTTATAGGCGTTTTTCCCCTTCCGTCAGCAGTCTCTCCATCATCATCATCATCATCTGATACCAAGCCAATCATTGAAGATAAACAGTAACGCTTAGCATATGTCATTGCTGCACCAATGCCCTGACTATCAAAATTCTTAGGAATTAAAGGGAATGCTGATCTAATCCATTGCCCAGAAGCATGCGAAAGTAATGTAACAAGATGTAATTTTGTATCAATAGTTGCTGTGAATTGCATGATAGCTAATCCATTTTTAGAAAGGGGCTCTCTACATGCATCCATACAACTTGTAAAATCTGCATATCTATTTTTAAAATGAGGGTTTATTTTATTAAAAACAGCAGGCTTCATCTCGCCTTGCGCTTTAGCTAAAGCGCTCACTAAATCTTTAATATCATCACTTTGAGTTATTTCTTCTTTAGGCTGTATTTCTTTTTGTATTTTATATAAAGCCTCTAGAAGCTCTTTAACAATATCATATGTATTCATACAAAATCCCTCCAGGACATCCCTAAATTTTCTAATGTTAATTTATTTTTTTCATTCTGATCAAGTTGCGACCTTTTTTCAACTTCATAATCGGCATAGTCTGCGAACTGTACGAAATATTCGTACTCTAAAACTTCTGGATCTTCCATTCTAAAACGCTCCATTCATTTGTTTGATATGTTTATATTAACAAAAGCATGGATTTAACACAAGAACAAAAGCTTACGATACACTTTTTCGTTGTTATAAATATGTCTTATTGGTATGGTATTGCGCTTTAGAGAACAAGTTTAAAACTTATAGGAATGACAATGGATTTATACGATTATTTTTTTAAAACCAGAAAAACTCAAAAATTAACATTGAAAGATTTCGCAAAAGCATTAGGCATAACACCGCTCCACCTTTCTCAAGTGATGAAATTGAAGCATGTTCCTAAAATCGAATTAGCTATGCGGATACAGGAATATACCAACAATCAAGTCGATGCAATGGAGCTTATTAAAATTGCGTATGAAAATATTAAAAAGAAAAAAGAAACTGAAAAAGCTTCCCTTTAAATGCGCAGAATACTAGCCTAGCAAGCATAAAAAAAATAGCTCTAGCCAACTGACTAGAGCTAACCTAAATGAATCCAGGGTGTTCATTCGTGGATTCACTTACTATAAGAACGCAGTACCTCAGTCATTATGCCCAAACACAACATAAAACGCAATAACTGACTGAAATAAAAAACCCCAGCTAGTACGACTGGGGTTTAACTTGCGTAATATGTCTAGTTCTTGGATGGATTAACATATTACTTATGGAGTCACAAATATGTCAGAGATCTTATACTAGACCATAATTAAGTTCCAGATTTAATTTCGACAATTTTGAGACTCCATAATAAATAATTTATCGTGGAGACACCCGAATGTCCGATCACATTTTAGACCTCCCTTTTATTGCCCACATTCCTTATTCGGTGCAAATCGATGAAAACATTTCAGATGCTGCAAAAATATTTTTCGGGCAAATCTGCGGATTATCAATTAAGTATGGATATATTTTCGCTACCGATGAGCAATTAGCTCAAATGAAAAAAACAGAAATCCGGAATATTCAAAGATGGATGAAAGAATTAGAAGAAAATGGGCATCTTACACGTTTGACAAATAATGAGCACGTTAAACAAGAAGATGGGTCATATCGTTGGATTAAAAAAAGAAAAATATTTATCGGTGAATCATTCTCAAAAAAAGTTTGCGAACATGCAAAAAATGTCGCTTTCATAGAACACGACAAAAATGTCCATTCCAATGAACACGACAAAAATGTCCATTATAAAGTAGCAATACAAGATAACAAAGGAATACTACAACCGGAGCTAGCAAGTTCGGCTTCGCCGGTAGTAGTATTTTCTTCTTTAGAAAAATTAGATATCAAAGACACCCTTAAGCAAAAGATTTGTGCCGAGCATTCCGAAGATGCAATAAATCTAGCAGTCGAACGATGTCTTCGCTGGAAATCTAGATCAAGCGACGAGGTGGGCATTCTCTATGCCCTGAAAAATGCCGAGAATTGGGTCGATATTCTTAATGAAACCGAAGTCCAAGAAAAAAATACGCAAATTTTAAACTCTCTAAAGCATCTTGATATGAAAACTTCTAATGGCGTACAAATTTTTATTGGCCCTAACTACGTTGAATTTTTCTTTTCAGGGCATTGTTCGTCTAAACGATTAGAAGCTAAGGATAAAGACTTTGAGTTGCTTTTAAACCAAGCATTATTAAACTATAACTTTAAAAAATAACATGACTTACATCATAAGACAAAACAAAGAAACGTCGATGATCCTCAAAAGAATCTTGCGTTTCGCAGACAAAAACACAGGCTTTGATCCCTCATACTTCGAGGACTTAGCTAAAAAACTCGAGCGCAAAGGAAAAATTTCAAGTGCCGAATATAAGCTTTGTGTTAACGTACACAAAAGACTAAGAATGGATTATTTATCAGACTCGTAATCAATACTTTAGGTTTTTATGAGCCAACCAGTAAACTTAAGATTCAAGCGCTTGCACACTTGCGATTCATGCAAAAAGCAGTTCACTTGGAATCGATATAGTCAATGGTTCGGCTCAGCTGACGATGTTTTATATAAAGCGTGTTCGAAAAAATGCAAAGAGGCCATCAATGCGAATTGTGATACTAGGCGATCCGATAGCCAAGCAAAGGCATAGACACGCAAAGCGTGGCCGCAAAGTCATAACTTACGATCTTCAAGCTTCTTTGGCTCATATGGTCAAATCGCAAATGGAATGCAAAAAGGCCGATAATTGGCCCTTAGAAGGTGCATTTGACATAGAGCTATGGTTTTACTTCAAGACAGCAAAAAGCGACAGCACAGCCATTAAGAATGCGAAATTATGGGGTTTCAAGTTTCATGATCAAAAGCCGGACTACGATAACGTGGCAAAATTCATTGGTGATTGTGGAAATGGCGTACTTTGGAAGGATGACTCTCAAATTATCAGCGCTACTTGTCATAAGCTTTTTTGCGAAGAACCACGTGTCGAAATTGAAATAAAAGCCAGGAGTAAACCTCAAGTGAAGAAAGATATCGAAGAAATCCTTAACATTATTTCCCCCTTTGAGCTTAAAGAAATGTCTCGCGATTTTAATCAAATCCGCCACATAGGACAAATCGAAACAGCTCTTTTAGCAGATGAGAAGTCCAAGTGCCAAGTTGAGGCCTTTTGCGCTTTCCTTTCAAAAATTTCAGATAAACATCTGAATGTGTTAAAAAAGATTTCACTAAAATGCAAAAATGATTTATCAAGTGATCTAGATGAATACATTAAGAAAAAACAACATGAGACTTTCGGACATGACAAACCCCCTTTCTAAGATCGTTATTCTTTGTATGCTTGTCTTACAATCATGCACTTATTCCAATAATATGGTCAATGTACGCGGTTCAGGTTCTGATATCATCGATGAAGACCAAAAAGCCGATGCTACCGTTAACCCTAATATTGCTATTTCGCCAAATATGCTCCCATGATCCCAGAAATTATTTTAATTCAAAAAATCAAACAAATTTTTCTTGAAAATAGAGAGACATGTCACCATTGGATAAATTTTGAAATTTATGATGCATTGAATGATTCGCTTAAAGAAATATATGTAGATCAATTTACTATTCCTCGTCTTTCCTGGTGGCAAAATGGAGAAAAAATTGAAGTTATTTGTAAAGCTAATCATTTAGATAATCTTAATTTGGCTGTATGCAAATGCACAGAACAATATCCAAAAAGCGGCGAAGAAATTAAAAAGATTTTAAAAGAGTTTAAAAATGAAAGAAAAGAAAAAAGAGAAGAAAATAAAGAAAGTCGTTGAAGAATTTGAGCACGGCAAGCTACATAGCGGGTCTAAAAAAGGGCCGCTTGTTGAAAAATTATCTCAAGCAAAAGCCATAGCAATGAGCGAGAGTAGAAAAAAGAAATAAAATGGATGTTTCTCAAGAGTTTAAAGATTCTGGTTTCGTTTTTAAAGAAATCACAGAACATCAAAAAAATCATCCTAAGTATTTATTAGCTAAAGAAATTTGTGAAAAAAATGAAATTTACTTAGATGTAAGAGGTAAAAAGTGGACAAAAAAATCAAAGCAATCGAAAAGACCAGCAAAAAAGTTGGCAAAGAGCTTAAGTCATTAGAAAAACTCGATAAAAAGAGAGATCCTGCATGTGAAGCTGGAAAAAAGATGATGATGAAGAAAAAAACTATGTCTCACAAATCTTAGAAAAATGGATCGGCGGAACTGGGTATTAAAGAATTATGGCGAAAAAATCTATTGTTGAGAAAAAACCTAAAGGGAAAGCAGGCCCACCTAAGGGTAATCAAAATGCTGTAGGGCATGGAAGACCACCAACCCCAGGTTTTGATGATGAAAGCTGCATTAAACTTGGCAAAGAACTTCTTGCTTGGATTGAAGAAGTTGAAAAAATGCCTGACGATAAAAAAAATAGAATTATTCATCTATCTCAATGGTATTCTGAAATAAAAGAAATTACCCGTACTCAATGGGAAAGTATCATTATTAGAGATTGTTTTAAGGGATATTACGAAAGAGCCCAAATGTGGATGGGCACAAGAATGATGCTAAACCCAGATCTTCCAACAGCTTACGGATGTCGCTTCCAAAAGATCTATTTTAAAGATGTCGCTAGACAAGAGCGTGAAGACGTTGAGCACAAAATTGATTATGAAATTGCTAAGAAATCCGCCTTAGAATCTAGCAAAAACATTGCGCCTAATGATACGACTCTAACAGACTTACTCGCCGAAATCAAACAGCTTAAAGGTAAAATCAATGCCTCTCAGCCTGAAACAAATTCAGAGTTTTAATGAAGCTGATAAACGCTTTAATATTTGGGTTGGTGCTGTACGAAGCGGCAAAACTTATTCTAGTATCCTCAAACTCGTAGATCTTATTAAAAATGGCCCTCCTGGATCTTGCATGATTATAGGGGTCAACCGCGATTCTGTTCAACGTAACGTTTTACTTGAACTTTATAAGTTTCTTGGATTTTCAGCGCCTGGCACTAAAACAACAGAAACCAAGCTTTATGGAAGAAATATCTATTTTGTAGGTGCTTTTGATGAGTCTAGCGTTCGACGTATACAGGGGTCAACGCTCGCATTTGCTTATGTCGATGAAGCAACATGTATTCCAGCTCCATTCTGGCGTATGCTCTTATCGCGTCTTAGCGTAAAAGGCGCTCAACTTTTAGCCACATGTAACCCCGAAGGCCCGGCTCATTGGTTAAAAAAAGACTTCCTTGATCGGAAAGATGAGCTTGATCTTGTTTCATGGCATTTTACATTAGATGATAACCCAAGTTTAGATGCCAAATATGTTGAAGATCTTAAAAAAGAATATACGGGAATGTGGTACAAGCGTTTCATTCTTGGTGAATGGGCTGTTGCGCATGGGCTTATTTATGATGGCTTTGACCACGATAATGTTTACGAGCATCCTTTTAGCAACCCTAATTATTATATTGTTGGCGTGGACTATGGCACGACTAATGCTACAGCTGCTGTTCTCTGCGCTGTCACCCCTAATCAATGGCCGCAGATAAGAGTTGAACAAGAGTATTATTATGATTCAGCTAAACGCGGGAAATCAAAAACAGATGATGAACTTGTCGACGACTTGCGAGATTTTATCTCTTATAAGAATGTTAGCGCAATCTATGTAGACCCAGCAGCAGCAAGCTTAAAAATTGCGATGACACAACGCGATATGCCAGTCATTGACGGGAACAATGACGTGCTTCTAGGTATTAAGATCACCTCTAAATTCATAGCCAATAAAAATATTGTCATTCAAAAAGGATGTTCAACTCTTCTCGAACACATTCAATCTTATTCATGGTGTCCAAAAGCAGCCGAAAGAGGCGAAGATAAGCCTGTTAAAGTTAACGACCACATAGTCGACGCTCTACGCTATGCTGTTTGTACCGCTTTCCCTCAAGCGCAATTCTCTCATCCCGACGAGAACTTAAGCTACGACCAGCTTAGGCGCAAAGTCTATGGCGACGACAACATAGGGTTTTTAGGAGCTTCAACAAGCGGATATTATTGATTGTGTAGAACAATCGGTAATGTTATAATGATCTCAAACAGGAGATCATTATGAAAAAAATGTGTCTTGATTGTGGTAAAGAAAATAAATCAAATTACGTATCCAAATGCCAATCCTGTTATAATAAAATTTGGATGGCATCACAGCCTTTTCGTATATGTCAAACATGTAAAAAACAATACAAAGCTTTTGGCATTAACTGCTATTCATGCGCTAAAAAAATTAGAGATGAAAAACTAAAAGGAACATCATGTTTACAGTGCAATAGAGATAATATTAAAATTGTTAATAAAACTTTGAAATTATGCGGAAAATGTTTTAGGCATAAAAAAGAACAAGATGACCCAGAATATCGCGAAAAGCGTATATTATATAATCGTAAATGCCACAGAAAATATCGCGGTAGTGATCTTGAAGGCCCTTTAAAACGCAAACCTTCAGGCGAAGGATATATTAACAAACAAGGATATAAAATTATCACAAAAAAAAATCACCCTAACGCCCATCCTAACAAAGGGGCTATTGCAGAGCATGTTTTTGTTATGAGTGAATATTTGAAAAGACCATTACGAAAAGGAGAAAGTGTCCACCATAAGAATGGGATAAGAAATGATAATAGAATCGAAAATTTAGAACTTTGGGATAATTCACACCCTTCTGGTCAACGTGTCGAAGATAAAATAGCATGGTGCAAAGAATATCTAAAAATTTATAGCATTTAACATTAGATTTTTGTTTATTATATTCCAGTTATGTTATATATAAAAATATAAACGAACAGGATTATAATGGGAAGCTATGGAAATGCATATTATGGAAATGCGAATTATTTAGACCCCACAGATACAGGCGTGAAGGGTTTAAAAGCTATGATCGATCATTACTATGTTACTTCATATCCGGCGAACGCGGCATATTGGCAGCAAGGCGCAATCGATAAACGATTCAAAGTCGGCGATCAAAGCCTCTGGTCAATGATTTATGGCGATAATCAATATTTCCAATCCAGAAGGTTCTTCTTCAACTTGATTCGTCGTCATATCAATATGATATGCGGTTTTCAGCGTAAAAACCGTAAATCCACAATTACTATTCCAACTCTCCAAACAGATGATTTAGCAGACGACTATAATGCTGTGCTAAAGTGGAGCGAAAACCGCGATGGATTTCAAGAGTATCTTTCACAAGCCTTTGAAGGTGCATGTGACACTGGAATGTCATTACTTCATTTATACCCCGATTATACTCTTGATCCTATCAGTGGGGATTTATTCACTGATCAAGTTTCTTATAATAATTTTTTGATTGACCCCTATTTCCGCAAGCAAGATTTTACTGATTGTGCCTTCATATGGCGTCGTAGATGGGTTAATAAGGAAGCTGCTAAATCACTTCTTCCCGGGTATGCTAAAGAAATCGATAAGATGCGACCTTCTGGCATGAAAGATGGGCGTTTTCCTTTGCAAGCCGAGCTTATCAATCTCGATACAAACCAACTATTTTCTTATGACGAATTCCATTATAGGACTACTCGAGAAGCCACTATTGTTCTAGATCCTATGTCAGGAGAAGCTGTCGAGTGGGAAGATGACGAGGAAGAGCAAGACGGTATGATGGAAAAAGTTCTAGCCGAACAGCCTTGGCTTGTTGTTAAAAAGTCCCAAGTTCCAACAGTTAAGCTTGTGATATCATTAGGAGGCTCTCCAGTATATCATGGAGCCAATCTTCTTAATATAGACGCATATCCATTCGTGCCTTCTCTATGCTATCACGAACCAGACATACAATCCTATGCATGGCGCTGTCAGGGGGTTGTGAGGAACTTAAGGGACGCACAGTACCTCTACAATAGGCGTAAAGTCATTGAATTAGACATTTTAGAGTCTCAGATTAACTCTGGATGGATTTATCCTGTTGATGTTGTTACAGATACTAAAGCGTTTAGACAATCTGGACAAGGCTTCCTAATACCTCTTAAAGCAGGTAAAACACCCGCGGACATACAACGAATAGACCCTCCAGGTATACCTCAAAGCATGATGGAGCTTTCGCGCTCTCTTTCAGAAGATATCACTAAAATCTCAGGTGTCAATGAAGAATTACTCGGTGCGGCTACTGATGATAAATCAGGTATCTTATCTATGTTGCGTCAGGGGGCAGGACTTACAACCCTGCAAACAATTTTTGATAAGCTGGATTATACGCAAAGGCTTTATGGAAAAATTCGCCTTCAAGCTATAAGAAAAAACTTTAGTCGAGGAAAAATCACTTCGATTTTGGGGCATGAGCCTAATCCAAGATTCTTTACTTCTCACTCACTGAAATATTCAATAGCTGTCGAAGAGGGAAATTATTCCACTACTCAAAGACAAACCGAACTTCAACAGCTTCTTCACTTCCGTGAAATTGGAATGCCAATTGCCGATAAATCCATTCTCAATGCTGCATTCATCACTAATAAGAAACAAGTGATTGCAGATATGGAAGAACAGCAGCAATCGCAACAGCAAGCTCAACAAGCCCAAGCGCAGCAACAAGAGAAGATTGACAATGCAGATATCATGGTTAAGTATGCGAAAGCTCGCAGTGATCTTGCTCGTGAGAAAGAACTCATGGCCTCAGCGCAAGAGAAAACAGCTAAGATCGTCGATATTCAAGCAACAGCCGAACACAAACAGACAGAGGCAGACCTAAATCTCGTTAAGATGATGGTCGAGCTTGAAGATATGCAGTTCAATCAATTTAGAAGCGCTTTCGAACATGCGGAAGCCGTCAAAATGGCCAATAGATCAGAAAATCAACTTGCAAATGTATAAGGGGGAATTATGGCAAAAGAATCAAAAGGCGGAATGAGATCTGCTACTATGCCTAAAGAAAAGTTTGAACGTCACGAAGGGAAAATGGGAAAGACTAGCAATGAAAAATATGCTGGGGAGTTTTCCAATCCCTCAGACTTAGACAAATCTACCGATGCGCTAGCTAACTACGTTAAGAAAAACAAAATGAAATACTAGGTTTATCATGAAACATCATCATGATCACGGGATCAATGCCTCAGTTCCTGCTAAGGGAAACAAGCGCGCTATTCCTGATGAGCATTGGGAAAAGCATTATAGCCCGAATGATCCTTCGAGAAATATGTATGCTACACAAGGCGCAGATTTTGCGCCCAAACAAAGCGATAAACGCAAAACAACTTATGTCAAAGTGAATAAAGAAGATCATTGAATGAAAAAACGCAAAACCGCTGGGGAGCTTTCATTAAAAGCCCTCAGCGATCGCACTAAATACGATCCTTTAGAAGTAGCTTATGCTCTTACCGATGATGTGATTAAGCAATTAGAAATTTGTGCGCATAGGCACGAAGCTGTCTTTGATGAAGATGAGTTCTTCTTATGTCTTTTTGTGGCCTCGGATCCTTTAATAGCGGGACTAAGGCGACATAAATATGCAGCATTTTTGCATATGCCTAAACCCCGTCCTCAGCAATCTTGTTATCTTTACAATAAAAAGACTCAAAAGATCAAACGTCTTTGGACTCTTCCAGATGCTAAAGTCATGGCAATAACAAGTTCTATGGCTTATGTAGCTCCAAAATGGCGGCTAACTCAAGGATGGTGCAAAGCTTTCTATCATGGGTGGAAAGAAGTCGATGAAGGAGGGGAAAGACGTTATGTCAATACAACTCCTACATATTTCTTTAATTATATCCGTAAGCAATGGGGTATTAATCATCTTTCAGAAGACGAGTTTTTAGATGCTAATCGAGAAGAACTGATCAAGGCGGGATACCAAGACTTGAAGCCTGGTCTTGCCGAGTCCTTTGATTTTGCTAAGATCGCAATTGATCAAATCGTAGACACGAAGACAGTCACTATTGAGCAAGATAGTCTCTAATGGCTTCGGTAAACATAATACTTGAATAGGTACATTTGCCTCAAGAAACCGCAAAGTATTTCTATAATGAGCTAGATCCTCATCTAATTTATCATCAACTTTTTTAATTTTAGCCATAGGAGCCTCATATGAATGATAATACAATCCCTGAACCTCAAGCGCAACCTGTTGATACTGAGATTCAAGAAAACAATACACAAAATGCATCCACCGAACAAGTAGAAAATCCTTATGATGTGAATTGGAAAAAGTTTAGAGAAGCTCGCGAAGTAGAACGGAAACAACGCGATGAAGCTCAAAAACGCGCAGCAGAAAAAGCAGCCGAGGCGGAAGCGCTACGTATAGCCTTAGAGGCAGCTTTGAATAAAAGACCTGCTAATTCAGTAGATAATAGCCGATCTCAGTATGAGGAAGAAGAGACTGAAGATCAACGCATCCAAAAGAAAGTTGACGCTGCACTCGCTATCAAAGAAAAGCAATATGAAGAACAGCGCAGAATACGCGAACAGCAAGAATTTCCTCAAAAGTTAAATTCTACCTATAGAGATTTTGACAAAGTATGTTCGTCAGACAATCTTGATTATCTCGAATTTCATCACCCCGAAATTTCTAAAGCTTTCCAACACATGCCGGATGGATTTGATAAATGGGCTACGATTTACCAAGCAGTAAAGAAATACGTGCCTAATTCAGACAATAAAAAAGATCAATCTAAGGCTGAGAAGAACTTCAATAAACCTCAAGCGATGTCTGTTCCAGGAGCAACACAAACGGGCGATTCTCCGCCAATGCGGTTAGATGATAAGCGAAGAGCTGATAACTGGGCCCGGATGCAAAGAATTATGAAGGGTGGAAAATAAAGTTTGAAGTTTAATGTTTGCCTTTGATAATGTGAAATTAGGTTTCAAGTAATTTTTAGATTCGGTGACTTGTTCTCTTAGTTTGATTGGAATTTGCGGTTTGACATCATATATCTTACTGTCACTGGGATTGTAAATCAACGATTTACGATGATGTCAAGCAGCTTTACATCTCGCTGTATCGCGTCTCGCAAACGCTCGGCTGTATTCACCTCGCCAGTGTGCTGATTTACTAGGGTCGCTCCTAGGGATTTACTCACACACCCCATACGCGAGGAATACATGGCGACGGGAATTACAAACATCAACAACATGGCGCCAGAGCTTCCGCTACAATTTAGCGAAGACCTTCTGTCCACGCCCATGTTCAATTTAATTCACAGTTTCGGAGCTGACCTGCATTACGCAGAAGCTCATATCGGCAAAACTACTCGAATGAGTAGATATGAAAGATTGTCCACTGATGGTGGTCAATTGGATGGTTCAGGAATCGATCCCGCCCCCGAAGTGGTTGTACGTAGCGACGTGGACGCGACCATGGAAATTTATGCAAAAACGGTCGTCGTCAACGAGCAGGTCACATTATATGAGAATGACAAAGTCCTTACTAAGTTCACAACCCTATTAGGGCAGTGGATGCGTGAAAAGGAAGATTTGCTCATGCGTGACCTATATGCTTCGAGCGTAAGTTATATAAATGCCGTCGGTAAAAAATATTCTGCTGACGTTAAATCTTCTCTGATTGACTTGGAGTTCCTACTTGCTGCATAGCGAAGGATAACAAGGGCGAACCCTTTTAGGGGCGCTGAACGACTAAGTGAGGAGACCTCGAAAGAGGAAGCGATAGTCTGACCTCTATAGTAATATAGAGAGGGATCTCCGAAGTGGGAACCCCGCCTAGAAATAGGTCATAAAAGTAACAGATATGGGAGTTAATGGCGATCAGCCAAGCGAAATTTCGCGCAACGATGTAAACAACATCGAACGCATTCTGCTTGGTAATGATGCTCGAACAATGCTTGAGACAATATCGGCTAGAGATGCGTTCGGCACAAGCCCCACAAGGGACTCCTTTATAGCTTTAGCATCAACCGATATCACACCAGATCTTCAAAACGTTCAAGGCGTTGTTCTAAAGAATGCTTATCCGCAACAAGAAGGGCTAAGACCAGAAGAATATTGCCAAATTAGCCGTTTCCGTTTCTTTGTTTCCAGCAAAGGAGCAAAGATCCCTGGAGCATCCTTACTAGGAAATACCGTTTACACGATTCCTATGTATGGACTTGAGGCTGCGGCTAAGATTGAACAGAATAATTATTCTGCAATTATGGGTTATAGACCTCCATACGTTGTGTCAAGTGTGGCGCAGAATAGCCAGCTTTACGCTAAGTTTGCGATCGCTCGTGCGATTACAAACCAAAATTGGATTTCTGGCCTTAACGTAACACAAAGACTATAAGGAGAACTCACATGGCTTTTACTATCCTTACAGGCGACACTTTTACAAGTACTGGAGCTGGGGTTAAAATTAACCTTCCTAGCTCGGCTGATTATTTCAAGACATGGAATATTACCCAGATGCCATTGGCTCCAGCAACTCCAGTAGTTATCATGGCTGAATGGTTTGGACCTAAGTTTGGAGCTGGTCAAACAGCTGCAAATGATGGTTTAAGATGGAAGAAGTCAGCTAACACAAGCGTTCTTAATTTAGATACGTTTGCAACTTCAACAGCATCAAATGGTTTTACCTATGTGACAACTTCGCCAAATGTGGAAGCACAAGCAGCGAATGCGATCACAGCTATCACCGCAGCATCTCCAGCAGTCGTTACCCAAACTAATACATATTCCGAAGGGGATTTTGTTAGAATTTATAACACGACAGGAATGCTTCAAATTGGTGGAATGGTATTTCAAATCTCTTCCGTCTCAGGTTCAGGTTATACCCTAACTGGATTACGAGCAGCAGGATTTGCAGCAGCAGCCACAGCCGGAAATACTCGAAGAGTTTCCAAAAATGCGGCTGTTGATCCTGAGTATTTGTATATCACAGCGATTACCCAAGCTTCACAGGCTGTTGTGACCACATCGGTAGATCCAACGCCTTATTATGTTGTAGGTAATAAAATTCATTTTAGCATTCCGTCATCTTTCGGCATGTCTCAAATGAATCAGCTTACAGGGGAAATTAAAGCAATATCTTCAACCAACTACACGTTGACCGTGGATATTGATTCAACAGCATTTACAGCCTTTGCTTTTCCAGCAAGCACAGCATCGCCAACAGCACCATTGTTTGCGACTTTGGCACCCGCTGGATCAGCAACGACATTTAATCCAAATACATTGGTTCAGACTGGTTATGAGTTTCAAAAGACTCCTTTCCATACCGGACAATTCACGCCTTACATGTTCTTATCTGGTGGTGCTCAATCGCCTGCTGGAGCTAATGGAGACGTGATCAATTGGATGGCTTATAAGTTAGAAAACTAGAGTTTCCTGATAGGTTTCTAGTCGGTTACGGTTTGTAACCGACTGGAGACCTTTTTCGTAACGCCAAGAAAATGATCTAAATTATGTTGTGAAAGATGCAAGTTAATAATAATGCGAATACTTTTCTGCCTCCTACACCTGTAATTCCAGGTTTTTTGCTCATTTCCAATATGACGAATGCGCAAAACATGGTCGTTACGATCATTGATTCTGATGAAAATACCTACATCCCTAAGCAATTAGTCAAATTAAGCGTGCCCGCATCTTATGGCATGGTTCAAGCCGACCAATTGACAGGAGAGATCGTTTCTATAAATGGGTTTGATTTTACCCTAAATATAAATTCAACAAATTTTAATACTTTTGTGATCCCAGGCACATTTTCTGAACAGCCAGCTTCTTTGGCTCCCGCTGGATCGCGAAATCTCGAATTCAACAACTCAGCAACTCATGTTGCTTTTCAATCCTTAAATAATAGAGGTAACTAAATGGCACTAGAAAAAAGTGGATTAATGGAAACCGCAGATGGCGAAACGCACGGATTAGTTAACGCCGTAGCCAACAGCGTTAAAGATGACGGCTTTAAACATATGACGCCAGAAGCCAAGAAAAAAGCCGAAGCTCTTAAGAAAGATGAGCAGCGCATCGTAAGCGCTAGATACATTAATCATCGCGGATCTCATGAAAGGCTAGAAAAGCCGTATATGCGTTGGGCTGGTGAGCTTATTGAAATGTGGAAGCTGATCCCTGGCCAAGTTTACAACCTGCCTTATGGGTTTGTGAAAGAAATTAATGAAAACAAAGGCTTAGCGAGAAGAAGTGAAGTTCTAGACGCCAATGGAGCACCGACGAAAAAAGATGGTGCTAGTGAGAGGATTCATGAACTTGTACCGATCTCATTCTAATTAAAAGGTTTAAAAATGGTCACAACTCCGGTTTATCAAGCTGATTCGACGGTCGACGCAATTCGTAAGAAGGTAAGACGGCTTACTACTTCTTCAAGCGAAGCGGCTTTGTCCACTCCGGATTTAGACCAATATATTAATACTTTTTATAATCAGGACTTTGCTTATGCGATCAAGATTGATCAAATGCGAACTGTCTACACTTTTTATACTAGACCTTATATCGACCGCTATCCTTTGGATGTTAATTACAATCAAGGGATTCGCGGGCCTTTATATGTAGAAGGAATTCAAGGCTATTTCTTTAAAGATCGCAGTCAATTTTATAATATGTGGCCTAGATGGCCGACTAAAGTCAATGCGCCAGGAGTAAGAAGCAGTACCATAACTGGCGCAACTCAAGCTAATCCCTGCCAAATTACGAGCACAAATCACGGTCTAAGTTCAGGGGACAAAATCTATATCCGCAACGTTGTAGGGATGACTCAATTAAATGGATTGATTTATACGATTGCGGTAACTGGCCCTAATACTTTTACCTTGAATGGCATTGACTCATCGGCTTATGGGGCGTATGTCTCGGGCGGGCAATGGATTTTGTTAACATTAACTTTTAATTCGCAAGCTCCATTTTTAAGTCACGAGGTGGTTTATGGGACCACGGATATTTTCGGCAATGCAATTAGCATTAATGACAATGGGAATGGTGTTTTACAAACTAAGACACCCAATCCCGTTGTGTCCGTCCCTGCTGAAAATGCCGTCTATATTCAAACTGTACCCCCAACAATCCCAACAGAATTGTTAGGCCTTCCCATCGCTGGTATGAAGAACATCAATACGCTTAATCCTGGCAATGAGACTAGTGTCAATATTGGAACGGTCAATTATGTATCTGGGAATTTCGTCATCGATTTCAGTATAGCGGGCATTATCCCCGATCCTTCAGTCCAAGCCACTGTATGGGTTTCACTTTATCAGCCAGGCAGACCATATACGGTTTTGCTATGGAACAACGAGTTTACAATCCGCCCAATCCCTAAGTTGATTCATAAAGTCGAGCTAGAGGCCTTTTTAACGCCCGTGCAGTTCATGCAATCGACAGATCACCCTATCCTTAACCAATGGTGGCAATATATCGCAATTGGGTCGGCTATCAAAGTGCTTGAAGATCGCCAAGATTTCGATGGAATTTCTAATCTCTCGCTTCTTTTTGATCGCCAAGAGGCCCTGGTATTAGAAAGACAGAGCGTAGAGGAAATAAACCAACGCAATACCACAATCTTTAGTTCAACCATGCAAAGCCAAGGATGGAATAATGGCTGGGGACAAGGTTGGATGTGATGATTTCCTTTATATCTATAAAACTACATGATATAATATCTCCAGATATAAATAAAGAGGTATTATGCGGACTTGTCCAAAATGTAAAATATGTAAAGAAGATTCAGATTTTTGGCGTACTTGTTCTTATTGCAAATCTTGTCAAAAAGAACATTGGCGAAATCGAATTAATAAAAACAAAAGAGCTTATGCAGAAAATCGAAAAGATATTCGATTTAAAAATAATGCTAGGCCTTGCAAAAAATGTGGCGATTTATTTATCGGCAAAAAAAGATCTTATTGCTGTACAAAATGCAATTTTTCAGATCAAGTTCTTAAATCTCAAAATAAATGTTGGGAATGGAATGGTCTCAAAAATAAATCAGGATATGGTTACCTTACCGAATACGAAACAAGTAAAAGAATTTTTGCACATAGATATAGTTATAGAATATTTAAAGGAATTATTCCTGATAATATCCATGTTTTACATCGTTGTGATAATCCCGGGTGTTGTTCCCCGTTTCATTTATTTTTGGGAACGGATAAAGACAATATGTCAGATTGCAAGAAAAAAGGAAGAACTGCAAAAGGGGATAAAGTCGCCCATAAAGGTGAAAAAAATCCTAACTCTATTTTTACAGAAGAACTTGTATTCCATATTAGAAAACTTTGTGAACAAGGTTTTAAAGATAGAGAGATATCTAATCAGATTGGTGCAGATAAATATTCGGTTTATCAAATTAATGCAATTAGGCATCGGAGATCATGGAAACATATTGATTGATTATTTTAGGGGGGATTATGGTCGGTTATAATCCTCTCTACATTAAAGGAATGGAAAAAGGGTTAGTCCAAAGCAGGATTGAGTTTATCTTGCCAGATGACGCTTATCCTACATTAGAAAATGCTTTTATATTTAGAGAGCGTATCAAAAGAAAGCAAGGTAGCCAGCTACTAGGTAGATTGAGACGACAAATCACAATGCCAGCAGCTGATATGACTGTCGCAGGTCAAACAGCAAATGTATTCAATTTTTTTACTATCACTGGAATTACTGAAGCTAATGCCGAAATTGAAGCAGGAAGCATTTCGATTACCATAACCGGAGGGAATGCAGCCAATGCCGCGACTTATACGGATAATGGCGATGGGACTTTCACAACGACAGGTAACGGGAATGCTGCGACATCGTCCATTAATTACATCACAGGAGCTGTAGTTGTAGGATATATTGTCGTCGCAGCAGCTCCAGATTCTAGCATAAATATCACTTTTAATTATTTTCCAAGTCTTCCTGTTATGGGATTGCGTTCAAGGGAACTTGTTAGCATCAATAATGAGGAAACAATCGCCTTTGATCAAACATATGCTTATAGATTTATTAATGGATGGCAAGAGTTTATTCCTGGTGCAACATGGACGGGAACAGATTCGGACTTTTTTTGGTCGACGAATTACTGGGTCAATGCAACTAATGATAAGCTTTTTTGGGTCACTAATTTCGCAAGTCTTGATCCGATTCGTTATACAGATGGCACAATATGGACAGATTTCGCCCCTGTCATTAGCGGTTTCGGGCTTTTAACCGAGCAAACTTTATTTAAATGCCGGGCAATCCTTCCTTTTAGAGGGCGATTACTTGTTTTTAATACCTACGAAGGATTAACAAGCGCAGGAATCGGGGCAGCAATCCAATTCCCTCAAAGAATTCGATGGGCACAAATCGGTAATCCTTTGATTCAAGGCTCCGCTGGTCCGCCTGTAGTTGTTGGCGCATGGATTGATGACGTACGAGGCAAAGGGGGATTTCTTGATATTCCTACTAGCGAAGATATTGTTTCTGTCGGATTTGTTCGAGATAATCTGGTTATCTATTGCGAGCGTAGCACTTGGCAACTCCGTTATACTGGCAGGTCTATTGCTCCTTTTCAGATCGAGAAAGTGAATAGCGAGCTTGGAGCTGAAAGCACGTTTAGTGCAGTTCAATTTGATACTTCATTGGTGGGTATTGGAGATAAGGGCGTCGTTGAATGCGATAGCTATAAGAGCCAGCGTATAGATATCAAAATCCCTGATCTTGTCTATGGGTTTAATAATATCAATAATGGGACTAAAAGAGTTCATGGGATTAGAGATATCCAGCAAAGACTTGCCTATTGGACATATCCGCAAGCAGCAAATGCAGGGAAATCCAATATATTTCCTAACAGGCGTCTAGTCTACAACTATGAAAATGACTCTTGGGCTATTTTCACCGATTCCTTTACATGCTTTGGAAATTTCCAATTTCCCCAAGGGGTTAGATGGCTAGATTTCCCTGGGCCAGATGATGAAAATAATAAATGGCGCGCGCAAAATGTGCCATGGAATGCTAGAACAGCGCTATTTCCTTCTTTAGTTGCAGGGAATCAGCAAGGCTTTGTCATGGTACTTGGAGGAAATCTTGAAGGATATACCACCAACGCACCTAGTTTAACAATCCAAAACATTGCAGGAAATACACCCTCAATTACCACGGTTTCATCTGTCGATCATAATCTTGTTACTGGGCAGATCATTCAAATCTTGAATATCCCGACTGGCACTCCTTTTGCTTCTAGCTTGAATAACGGGATTTTCTTAGTAAATGTTTTAACAAAAGACACATTCACCTTATTCAAATATTCAACAGCTACCGAAGAATTCTCCATTCCTCAAACAGATTCCGCGGGAACTTATGTCGGTGGCGGAAAGATTGCGATTAGAGACAACTTCAGAATTGTAAGCAAAAAATTCAATTACCTAGATGATGGGCAGAATATTCAACTCGGGTTTATTGATGTGCTTTTAAATGACACTGACGAAGGGGCTATTTCCGTACGCATCTATAATGACTACATGGACAATGCGCCAGTCAATATTTATCCACAGAATAGCGCTAGGGACGTATTTTTCAATAACGTTGTTCCTACAACGTCACCAGTTCTTAGAGGGTCAAGCAAAAACTGGCAACGAGTTTATTGCGCCTCTAGGGCTGCGTTTATCACGATTGAATGGACTCTTTCAAATGCACAAATGAATGGGCCAGAGCAAGAAAGCGATGTGCAAATACAGTCTCAAATCTTATGGATCAGAAGGGCAGGAACACAACTGCCATTAGGTATTTAAAATGGAGAAATTTAATGACATTTAACCCCGCAATACCACAGCCAGGAGATTTCCTTGCAGATAGCCAACAAGATATTTTAGATAACTTTAGTACTTCTAACACAAGTTTTGGGAAAGACCATTATCCTTTTGATGATCTTACGGCAAATAATGGTCTGCATAAGAAAGTCTCTACACCAATCATTCCAGGCAGCGTTCACCCTGTCATTGATCCAGGCGAACCGCAATTTTATGCTATGCAAGACACGGGCCCTGACCCATTAAAATTAGGAGTCCTTCAGTATTCTAGAGGATATAATAATTCAACAGCGTCAAGTGCAGCGCCGTCACCCGTGACTTCGATTCATTCTCCGACAACTCCGCTTGCTTTAGCTGGTGGGGGAACATTAAATGTTTTGGATTTTACAGGGATTACCATGGCTTATGGGTTTATTTTTTGTAAAGATACAGCGGCTCCTAATGTAGGTGTAGGCGCATTTTATATAACATTTAATGGAACTATAGGAACAGTGCAAGAAATTGCACCACCTGCAGGGCTTACAGTAGTTTTAGGGCCGGATAAAATGCTTAAAATTAATAACAATTCAATACCAGTAACAAATTACACAAATCTTTATTGGACAGTGCATCTTTACAGGATCAATACCTAATGAATAGTCAAGAGTTTGAAAGCTACCTGCCCGTCTATGATGCAATCCCTGAGAAATGGGAAGATGCTCGCGATTTCCTTGTGGAGCAGCTAAAAAAGATTTCAAATGCCGTTAATGCGCGTGAAATAGGATTCTTCTTAGATGAAGAGCTTTTAAGCGGCAAACAATTCATTCCAACGGCTGAAATGAGTTCTAACGACTCGTCAAATTCTCAGCAGTTTAGAACGGTGCTAAGAAAGGTTATAGATGTTGCCCCTTTGGTTGCTGGTCTTAATGCAGGGAAAGACCATGGCATTCTTTTCGATGCTAACTTTACTTTAATTTCACTATGGGTTGCAGGAACAGATTCGGGAGCTTTAACAGCCTTACAAATAAGCGGCAATGATGTGTTGATGAATTCAACTCAAATCGTAATAACTTCGCCACAAGCATTTGATCGCGCTTGGTGCGTAGTCGAATACATTCAGGAGATTTAATATGGGATTTTTTACAGGAACACCAGGGAAATATAAACAGATCTCGACTCTTGATAAAAGCCAACAGCCTTTAAAAGAGCAGCTTGTCAATGCAGGATTAGGTCAAGGCGCAGGCGGGGCTTTCGGGGAATCAGCCGACTATTATAGAAGCCTTCTAAGCGATGATAATTCAACGTTTAATGCAATGGCAGCCCCCGAGCAAAGACGCTTCAACGAGCAGATTGTACCAGATCTAGCAGAGCAATTCGCAGGCATGGGATCGGGAGGTTTATCAAGCAGTGGCTTTAGGAATGCGGCCGTTAACGCAGGAACCGACTTAAGCGAAAGACTTGGCGCAATCAGAGCTAATCTAAGGCAGCAAGGCGCTCAAGGTTTACAAAATATTGGGCAGCAAGGTTTGCAATCCTACAATCAAAATATTTATGAAAAAGGCAAACCTGGATTAGTTGATTATGCAGGGCAACTTGCAGGACCAGCGCTTGCAGCAGGTGGAACCGCTTTACTTGGACCGGCAGGAACGGCATTAGGCGCAGGGTTAGGGCAAGCTGTAACAAATTGGATAAGCAATAAGGGTCAAAGCAGTCCTTATGGCCCACCACTAGAAAGGGGAGGAGGTCGCTAATGGTTCAGGTTATTGATGACGAATATAGCGGGAATATCCTTGGGCGTATCGGGAAAGGCTTAGGGAAATCTTTAGCTGAGCAAGTGCCTAAAGAGGTTGAAAGATATAGGCTTTCTAGTGGTCTTGAAGCGCTTAATAAGGAACAAGGGTTAAGCCCCAAAGAATATTTTACTAAAGCCTTATCTATTCCAGGGGTGGGAGATAGGCCAGAAGTTGTAAGGCAATTAAGCGAGCTTTCTAAGCATGAAAATATTCGCAATGCTTATGGAAAAGCTGGAATGCAAGGCCAAGAGCCTTTAACAAGAGATGTTGCGAATACATTGGCAGAAGAAGGTTTTAGGGGGCAACAAATCCCTGGAACGTCAGAAAAAGCAGTAACAGGAAAAGAAAAGCAACGTCAAATTTTAGAAAAAAATCCTTTAAGAGAAGAAGCGCAACCGAAAGGGCCATGGACTCCAGAAGAAAGGAATGCCGAGAAATATAAAATATCTCAACAATTTCCTTGGATGAATCCCGAAGAAGTAAGTCAACAAGCACGTGAAAATGAAGTAGCCGAAAGAGAAAGGCCGACAGTAGAACAACAAAGAGATGCCTCATTAAGAGCTGTACAAGAAGATTTGAATAATAAGTTTACATCTCAGCTTGAGACAGCATTACAAAAAGAAGGTAAAGAAACCTTTAAAGATGTAACCGGAGAAATGCAACTCAACATTAGAAAGGCTATGGAAAATGATTTACGTTCAAATCCTGGGGCAAATACTGATCAAATTGTAAAAAAATGGGTAGATAAATCTCTTGATGTCGCAAAAGCTAAAAATAATTTCAAAAAGTTAGCGTCAAATACGGGTTATGAAAGTTTATTTAAAGGGGAACAAACTTTAAATCAACTTAAACAATATAGTAAAATATTTAAAGACGCTGGAAATTCTGAAGAATATTTCAATATATTACAAAATGAAATGGGGTTTTCACCTCAAGCGGCCGCTTCAATTGCATATGAACCAAACCCCACCTTCAAAGAATATGTAAATAAAATAAAACCTTTAAGCGAAAAAGACATTGGGGGAGCGTTAGGAAGATCCGTAAAATATGCCAATGATATTGAAAATTATATTGGAAACAATGACAGCATATTAGCTTTTGCAAAATATTTAAGAGATAAAGATCCGTTTTTTGATCAGCAGGCATTTTTTAAGCGTCTATTAGAAATACAAGGGGATATTGGCCTTAATGATCGTCAAAAGAGAGAAATAGCCGAAGGCCCAAGCGATATTTTTGCCAACTGGGCAGATCTTTTATTTTTACCATTTAAAAAGAGTTGAAAATGGCAGTTTTAAGACCGGATGAAGAAGCTTCGCAATCAGCGATTGAACGAGATAAAAACAAACGTAATTTAATTTCCTCAGGTTTACAAACAGCCGCAGGATTGGCAACGGGTTTAGGAAGCGCTGCAGCAACACCAGCTATTCTTTCAAAAATTGCACCTTTTTTAAGCGAATATATTCCAGCCGATCTAGCTCTCAAGGGAATCAGCAAATTAAGCCCTAAGATAGGTAATTTCCTTAAAAAGGGATCTGATATGGGGCTTGATATCCGGGAAGGCTATGAGTTTCTGAAAGGTAATAAACAACCACAAGAAACCGAAAGTAATCAAAATCCCCAAGATCAAAGAAATGTAATTCAACAATATTCACCTGAACTTAATGAATTTCTTGAAAGCGAAATTGGAAAAGGACGACAGCCGTTAGAAGCTGGGGCGATAGCCAGATCTAAAGGATTTGAAAAGGTTATTGATCAAATTGAGAAAGACCATAAAACACCTTGGGATTCAATCATCCAATCAATCTTTGGAGGAGCACAACAAGCAGCTCCACAAAAGAAACAATCAGCCGTTCAAGATCTAATCTTAGGTAAACAAGGGGCGCCCCAACAAGATGCTAATGCGCAACTTATGGCCATGATGGAAAAATTCTCTCAATCTTTGAAAGGTTAAAATGTCTCAGCAAAGAATTGATGCTATACGACAAGCCATTACTCAAATGAATGATTTCATTATGGGACAAGGCATTGATTCTTTTAGCGACGAAGTAAAGTTTGCCTTTGCCGATTTATTAGGACAAGCAGCCGATCGTATCACCCAATTAAGGCAAGATCTTCGTGAAAACCCAGAAGCTCCAGAAGCCCCAGGAATTCCAACAGGAGCTGACCTGCTTTGGATTCTTTCGGGAGGACAGGAAGACGCCTTTGTTAACTATTTACGCACTTTTCCTGATTCTGGCCTCAATGCTTTGTTAAGAAATCCAACAAGGTTGACTCAAGTTATTGAGACGCTTAATCGTACAATGCCTCAAGGCGAACGCGGTCAAGCTGATGGAATCGAACAAGCACCGATCAATTCAAGCAATATCTATGGATTTCAATACGATCCGCAATCAAGAAAACTTTTAGTGCGTTTTCAGGGTGGGAATATTTATGGATATGATGGAGTACCACCAGGAATTTTTGGAGTCTTTCAGCAAGGCGCCGTCCCCGCTAGAACTAAGGGAAAAAACCAATATGGTCAATGGTGGCGTGGAAAAATTCCTTCGTTAGGCGCTGCATTTTATCAACTTATACGCCAGGGTGGATATGCATATCAAAGACTTCAATAAGCATTTGCTATTAATGCTTAAAAATTTTAATTTAAACAAAAATGGAGTTAACTCATGACATCTTCACTTTCGTCAAATCCTCTTGGGTATAATGGAATAGATTTTTATCAAAATCCCCCTTTAATCCGCGCAAATCGCGCTCCCACAACAAATGATGTTTATAATATTGGGACACAATGGGCTGACGGTAGCGTAAATCCACCAGTGATTTATGTGACTGTTGGGTCAGGAATTTGGGAAACCGGAGGAAATGCCGCGGCAACAACAACCTCTTTGGGAACAGTTTTCCTAGCTACCTTATCAGAGTTGCAAAATGGAAATGCCCCAGCAGGCGCCTATGTTCCATTATCAAATGATGTGGCGACAGTCATTGCAGGTGTTGTGGCTGGTGCAGTTCCTCCAGCAACTTCAGCTCAGCAGGGTATCGTTGAATTAGCTACAAGTGCCGAGGTTGTCAGCCCTTATACTGTGACAATTCCTAACACAGCGCTTATTCCGGCTAATATCACGCCTATGTTTGCTGAACCTCCGGCTATTGGTTCAACTACACCAGCCGCAGGAGCTTTCACTACTTTAGCGGCATCAAGCACTTTAAGCGTGACTGGCGCTTCAACGATCGCCGCATTGAGTGCGACATCTGGATCATTTAGCACGACTCTAGCAGTCACTGGCACTACAACACTTGCCGCAGTTAATGCGACTAATGGGACATTTAGTGGAACTCTCGGCGTCACAGGGACGAGCACAATCGCAGCTTTAAGCGCCACAAATGGGACATTCAGCGGTACTTTAGGAGTCACAGGCACTGCAACCCTCGGAGTAGTTGCAAGCGGCAACACCACTATCACAGGGACACTAGGCGTTTCAGGAGCTTCGACATTCAGCTCAGCAACTTTCAGCACTACCGTTGGAGTGACAGGCTTAACCACACTCGCAGCATTGACACAAGTTGGGACAGCTAATATCAATGCTTCAGGTGCAGCCGCTACCAATATAGCCACCGGAGGAACTGGGGCATTAAACATCGGGAATGCGACGGGAAACACGGCGATTACTGGTGCACTGACAATCTCAACAACTTTGGGCGTGACGGGATTGACTACACTTGCAGCTTTGACCCAAGTAGGGACCACCTTAATTAACGCCTCAGGAGCTGCCGCTACTACCATTGGGACAGGCGGCACAGGCGCGGTCAATATTGGGAATGCGACAGGAAATACAGCCGTCACAGGGTCATTGACTACTTCAACCACTTTAACCGCAACTTTAGGGAATATCACTGCAACAGCAGGAGATATCGTGGCGACATTAGGAGATGTAATTATCAATGGAGCTGCAAAACAATTACGTGTCCATGGTGGCGCTGTCACCGATTTTATTGGCACTGGAGTTTTAACCGCTGGTACTCAAACCATTGCTAATACAAATATTGCTGCCACAGACAGAATCCTTCTGGTCAGAATTAGCCCAGCAGCTTCTGTGACACTTGGGGAGTTGACCTATACTATCAGTGCAGGCGCAAGCTTTACGGTCACTAGCGTAATTCTAGGGACTCCGGCAAGTACTCAAACAGCCGACGTATCAACATACGCATATTTCATTGTAAGACAGGTTTAAAAATGATCAAAAATAAAACACATCTAGAAATCAAAATTGGCGAAAGATCATACGAATTAGTTTGTGATAATGATGCTCCCTTAGGGGAGCTTCATGATGCCGTGCAAACCATAAAAAATTTCATTATTGAAAAAATTAATCAATTCAATCAACAAATAGCGGAAAAACCCGCAGAGGAAAAAGTAAATGACAGTTGATTTATCCTCCTTTCAATGTATCGAAATGGCCGTGTTTGATACGGCTACCTTAACAGGGACATTCGAACCTTTAAATGGTCCAACTTCTTATCTGATTTTTACTGGAGCAGGTTTTGAAGAAGATATCAAGCTATTAAAATTTTATAATGATGGGTCGTTAGGTATTACTCTAAGCTATGATGGCGTAAAACGTAATGATTTTTTGCCCTCTAAAGCAACGTTAATCTTAGATCTACAGACAAACCACGCCGATAATTCCTCTAATGGCGCAGGCACATTATATGGAAGAAAAGGACAGATTATTTTTGGATCAGGAACAGCAGGAACTGGAAACCTTTATATTTCGGGGTACAGATAATGAGCCAATTCTTTTTAGGGATAAGTTCAGGAAATCTTCCTCCACAAATCCCGACTTCATTTGTTTTAGATGATGGGACATCAATTCCTGCGGCAAATATTGAAAATATAAATGGCGTTGATTCTATCGAGAACAATGCTAACGGGATTTTGACTAGAGCGAGTCCTAATCTAAGCAATAATGCGCAAATTGTCCTTACCAATAGAATTTTAGTTACAGCGACAACAAGCGACGGAGGAGGACAAACTCAAAATGTTACCCTTATGACTCCAACCGATGCAACCGCAATGACCTTTAAATGCGGATTTATCGGGCATGATGCGGTAAATGATGAAGCAGCCGGAGGGTCTCAAGAAGGAATAGCAAGAAAATCGGCAGGGGTTGCTACAGTTGTCGGGGTTAATGATAGCTCGGATCAATCAGATGCTGGGCTTATTACCGTGGATTGGAATGTGATTGCTAGCGGTGCCAATTTAGTTGCGCAATTTGTTGGAGTCGCAGGACGCACGATCACTTGGACAGCTTGTTTTACATATAATCAAACACCTTAGAGGATTTCATGGCAGGATGGGAAAACGACGTAGCCGTCTGTAAAAATTTAAATTTCGATGAAACTGCTGCAAAACCTCATTTAGGGGTTCTTAATGCTGCGGGTAAATTGCCTATTGGGACAGGAAACACTTTCCCAACACCTGAAATTTTAGGAGGTTCTTTAACCTCTCCCGATTCATCCCTTGTGATTGGGTATGTTTCTCCAAATATTACTCTACAAGTTGCTGCTGGATCGACAGTTTTAAAAACTCTTTCAGATGATGTGGGTACAGTGGTAACGCCTTCTGGTGGAAATATCCAACTTGTGGGACACGTCTTCCAAAGCGATGGTGTGACGAAAACTCACACGACAGTTTCTGGCTCCAATCTAATTAATATCAATCCTATGTCTTCGGCCAAATGGATTGTCGATCCTCAAGGGTTTAATGGGACACACACAACTTTAACAGGAGCACTTGCAAGCGCTGCCGCTGGTGATACAATTGCATTTTTGCCTGGCACATATGCAGAATCCGCTACAATTGACAAAAATATTTATCTTGTTTGTAGTGTAGCTGATGGTAGAGGGCTAAATAGCAATGTGACTCTAACAGGAACATTGACTATTTCAGCAGCCGAGATAAATGTCGGAATTTATGGATTTAACCTCTCTAATACAGATACTATCATAAATTTAAGCGGCGCAAGTTCAACAGTCACCTTGGTAGATTGTACGATCAATATACGTGGTGCTTCTAAAACCGCTTTAATCAATTCTGGACCTTCAACAGCAAATATTTATGTATATAGCTCATTTAGCTCGGTAGGCGATACTTGCAAACTATTTGATCAATCAGGTGCTGGGGTATGCTGGTTCTATTATTCAAAATTAGTCAATTTCTCAGGGACACCAGTCGCTTCAACTTGCTCAGATGGTAATGTGCGCATTTTCTCATCTACATTAAACGTGGCTCTCGCTTCAAGTGCCACAGGGATCTATCTTATTGAGAATTCAAGTCTAGGAACGCAGCTCACCCCATTCAATAATACCACTTGGTTGACGACAGCAGGGACAGCAACGCATACAGTGACCAATTGCTCGTTCTATAGCGGTACAGCATCTTGTATTTCTATTGGAAGTGGAACCACAGTTCAATTGACTCGTTGCACAATTTCAAGCACTAATACGAATGCAATTTCTGGAGCGGGTACGCTTATCTATAGCGGATTGACCTTTACAGGGACGTCTTCAATCGTAAACACTACGACTCAGACGGGTTTATATGTCGATCTTGGAAAATATAATGCTCGTGCTCAGCCTGGCGCGTTGGCTTACAAATCGGCTAATGCTACCAATGCAACAGGAAACAACGTGGTCTATACACTGATATGTGACACGGAAATTTATGATATTGATAGCAATTATAATAATGGGACAGGAGTGTGGACAGCTCCAGAAGCTGGAAAATATTCAGTTAAAGCTTTTGTAAGTACCCTCATTGGTGCAAGCGGCGCAACAATGGGCGTATTATTGCTTGCTGCAACAAGCCGTTCTTTAGTTTTAGCTAACCAGGGCGTCCTAAACATTGGCTATAATGGGAATATCACATTTTCAGGTTCAGCCATTATCGATATGAATGCAGGGGATACCTTTACTATAACATTGCAAATGGGAGCGGGAACGCAAACCGTTACAGTGGTTGGTGATGCTGGGTACAATACTTATTTTGAAGTCCAGAAAATAGCTTAATTCTTCTTTTTAGGAAGGCTGCATTTGCATTCTTTAGCATGGTGCATGTCATCGAAATAAAATAAATGGTCAATGGGGCGATCTTTCTCATCATATTCAAAAATGTGAATATAATACTTCCCATTGGCCCCTTGCCAGAAATCGGCCATAAAATGCTCAGATTCCAGGCCACTGGTTGATTCGAACGCATAGAGCATAGAAGAGCTTAAGATCATTGCTAATGTAAAGTTTTTGAACATAGATAGCCTTCTTGTTTATTTTGTCTTTCGATATATGAGCTTAACTCATTATATAAATTTTCTAAAACACACAAAATCGTAATCTCATCTAGATGCGCTTCATTTTCTCTGAACAGATCGAGTATTTTAATATGAAGATCTTTAGCATTAGCGAGTTGTTCAGGCGTAAGCTTAAGCATTTTCTCAGTTATCCACATTCTAACAAAGTAATTCGGAATCGTAAGTTTGTCATACATGCTTGTTTTCTCTAATGTATTTTCTCATCAAACGGTCTATTTGCGTCTCGTTGACTGGTCTAAATTTCCAAGCATCAACACTAACGTTAAGATTTTTCTTAATAAAAAAAGGGCCAGCTTTTTCATGTATATGACCATGTATAGTAAAAATATCAGGGGATACAGGAGGCACATGAACAAGGTATACATCAAAACCATTAATTTTGATAAAGGCGCTTTCGAAGACATGATCAAACCCTACGGCTTTCATGCGAGAAATACTCCCGTCATGATTGCCCCTAATTAAAATTTTTTGGCCGTTTAGAGAATCAAAAATCTGTTGTTGGTAGTCTAACCCACCAAGGGCAAAATCACCTAAGAAAAAGACTTCGTCTTGTTCCTGGATGCATTCATTCCAATTGGCTATAAGGGCTTCATCCATTTCTTTTGAGGTTTTAAAGGGGCGTGCGCAATAAGAGATGATATTAGAGTGCCCAAAGTGAGTATCCGAAGTAAACCACCTTAAAGGTTTTCTAAGTCCTTTGGCGAAAGGGTAAGGCCTAATTCTTCTATAGAAAATATTTTTTGGCATTATTTAGCGGTGCTCATAACTTTTCCAAGTTTTATTAATTGTATCATTCATTTTCTGGTAACAGCCTTATCGTCAGGGGTTCTTCAGTTCCTTCTTGTTTTAAAAAAGAACAAAGCTGCTCACTATTAGATTTTGATCGAATTAAAAGACTAATCTTTTCTTGTTTTAACCTATCCAAAGCATCCCAACGTCTTATGTCAATCATCAAATTAGCGCAAAGCCGATAAACCGTTTCTTTTGGTTGAGATTCTAGATATTTAATTATTTTTTTAATTTCTTCGCTATTTTCCATTAAAATTCCTTCAGTTCAAACCAATATTTTCTAACCAAACAATCTTTTCCCTTATGAAATGTAGGCTCTTGTTCGCATAAAATAAAATCTCCAGGCTTAATACTTCCGTTTTCTTGGTATAGTTGAGCTAAATAAGCCTTACACCAATCGTCTATTATTTTTCTGTGATTTTGGGCGATTTCTTGTACAACTTTTTCAAGTAATTCGTCTTTCATTAAAATTCCTCTCCAGATTGGTTGACATCAAAAACGAAGACTCCTCTTCGACGCCACATTGCTATACTTTTAGGATCAGATTCAAAAACGAAGTCAATATCTTGTCGAGGATTTTCTACGTTATGCAGATCATACCATTTTTCTCTCATCTTTATTTATTTCACACCAAAGGCAATTGGTTAAACGCCCATCAAAAATATATGGACTTTTGCAAATATCACAGGCACGAAAGGTGCAGGCACGAAAGGTGCATTCTTCAGGTGCTTTATTTTCTAACATAATGTAGGAATCTTTTACTGGACTAGTTGCATACTTCTTTTTTTTCATTTCCCCTCCTTCACGTTATCCGGTCTAGGCTTCAATCTGCATTTAAGCCAAAATCTTGTAAATTCCTGAAATTTGATTGAATATTCTTCTATAGGCATTTTAGGGGCAGTATGATCAAATTCAATAGCATCAGCAAAGAATTGAATTAGCATCCCTTGTAAAAATTCAAAATATAAATTATATTGTTGGGTGCGATCTAAATTTGAAAAATTATCAATTTGATCTTGCAGAGGGTGTTTATTCATCAAAAAGCTCCGATTCTTTAGGGGGAGGATAAGTCTCATTAAGCGTGTCTCTTATCATATCGCTAAGCGTATACATTTTCGCTGTCTGACGAATAGTCGACATTACAATTTTGCGCAAGTGCATGCTCAAAGATTTGGGACAGCGAAAAGTGATAATTTCATCATTAGAGATTTTTTTTTGCTTCATTCAATATCAACTTTTTCAATAATTATTTTTGTCATTACTTTTTTAGGTTCTGTCCAACAATAATGACAAAATTCGATTTGAAATTTACCTTCATTTATGTGGTCCTCAAAGTCTCCTTGGTTCATGCATGTTAACTCGCGTAAAATAGCATTTAACCTACACATAATTTCATCTTTATTTTTCATAATTTTCAGTCCTCATTGATTCAACCATATGTAATACAAATATTACTTGATTTTTATTCAGCAATCCCGTTCTCCTTCAGTAAATAAATAAAAGATAAATATTCTCTTGTGAAGTGTTCTCCATTAACTGCTATAAATTTGGGGACATCGCAATAAATTTTGTGTTTTATTTCTAGGTCTACAATTGCTTGGATAAGTTCTTTATAAGCTTGTTTAGCTATTTCTTGGTTTTCATTAATCATAATGCCCATTTTTTATTTTATAAATTCAATATCAGTAAATGCCAATAAACAAAATAAAATAAGTACCAAAATTCCCCATATGGCTTGTAATTCATAACCACAAATTAACTGAAAATAAGTAATGCCAATCGCTATGTACATTAATATTTTCGGACGTATAAATTTAGTCATAAAATTATCCTTATAGGCTTATTAACGGGTTCGTATTTTTCATTTACGTGGCTAGCGTTAACCGAAATCATCATCTTATCATTGTATGTTGGAAATACTTCTATTTTCCCGTAATTCTCATGTATGTGCCCAAACACATGTAACTTAGGACGCACAACATACTTTAACCACGCATAAAGTGACGTACTTCCGGCGCATTTTTCTCTTATTGTTCTATCCAATATTCCATAAGGAGGCCCATGCGTAATCAATATATCGGTATCAGTAGGAATTAACTCCCACTTTTTAACTAATTTGCTTTCAGATAGCATAAAAGCTTTGCACGAAGGATTTACACCATAAAACCAAGGAGTCCAAGGAGAACCCCAAATCTTGAGTCCTTCGAATTCTGTCCCTGAATCGCAGAGATATTCGAAATGTTCTAAATTTTCATTAGTTTTAAAGTCCTTTCTTACAGGACATCTATAAATTTTTGGCATGAAATCAGTGAGTAAATTATCATGATTTCCACCAATAAATATTTTCTTTTTATAAGGCTGATTCATAAGCCATGTACAAAAACAATCATATTCCATAGGCTTATCTCTAGCCGTCAAATCGCCCGCTACAATGAGTAAGTCTCCACCTTCAAGCTCGGGTTCGAAGCCATGGAGGTCACTGACGCAATCGATAATGGTCATTCAAAAAAAACTCCCATTTTTAAATTTACCATCCGTTCATTTCATGTTTAAAAGGAGATCGATTATTTTTCCTGAAAAAATCACTTTTTCTTGCTGATAAAATTTTATTGCATATAAAGCATCTATCGAATTCAGGTTTTTTTCTAATAATTTTAGAGGGTCTAATTTCATATTTGCCACATGCACAACGGACAATCCATTTACAATTCGTTCGTTTTACAATCTTTTTCGACATAATAAAATCATGTTCATCAATAGCTTTTGCATGATATCTAGATGATTTAGGCGTATCTTCAGATACCCCAATGACAACTAATCTTCCAAATTTTATGTTAGTATAATCTATAAAATTAGGATCATTATACATGCTCTTTGAGATTGATCTAATCGAAGGTTGATTATCATAAATTTTATGACTTTTAGGAATTTCAATTTCATAGTCTATTCCTGGCAAAATAACACGTAGGGCAGTTTTATTTACCGGAATTGAGTGTGCTAAATCGGGAAGTAAAGTGCGCATCAAAGATCCTATTTTTTATTGCGTTCTTCGATAGCACAAAGCCTAGCGTGAAAATCTTTAGACTCATCATAGATAGCTCTTACGAGTTCTCTAGTCGATTCAAGGTTAGCATCCATTTGGCGGACATCCGAACGCGATTCGGATCGATTCCAAAGGAAAAGGGGAATAATCAAAGTAAAATTTGCAGCTATTAACGCTAAGATAGGTTCCCAAGTAAGCATGACATCCCCTTTATTTGTATGTTTGTCATACAATGTTACACTAAAAGGGGATTTGTGGGAAGTGGAATTTAACTATCCGAATTTTCAGGAGGGGGAGGGAGGGGCATCCAGTGGGTTACTTTTATTAGATCTATTAAATCCTCTCTCTCTTCCCAGATCCATCTATCGTGAGAAAAAAAATAACAAGAAACAGCCATGCGATTATTATCATCGATAATTAAGACGTCGTTTGTATCAGACGGAACCTTATCTTCAACGCTAATCCATTTTGGGCGAACTCCGATTGTGTTTTCATCGATCTTAAAAGTCTCCATCCCGCCTAAACCTACTAAAGATAAAGGTTCTAAGGGGGTGGATTTGCCTGAACCAATCTCAATCCAGTTCATTATTTAACCTCATAATGGGTAACCAAAGAAAAATTTATGCCATATGAAGAATTCGTGCAATAAAGGTCATTCCATGTTTTTTTAAGGATATTTAAAATTTCATTCCATTTTTCATCACTGAATGCAATATCCATTTGTTCCCCAGAAACAAAATAAAATGTTACAATAATTTTTCCAGCAGGAGGGGTATCTTTTTTAGAAAACCAGTTCATTTTATACCTTTATGATCGGCTAATCTCACTTCATTGCAACTTTTGCAGCGATGCACCCTTTTTTTAGGAAAAGTGAATCCATCAACTGGCTTAATAATGTCCATCTCGCTATCAACCCATTCTTTACATCCGCAATCGCAGGCTTCGCGAGGGATATAATTTTTAGAATATTGATCTTCATCTAATGAATAAATGCAGATTTCAGGGAGTAAGCCGAATTCATAAAATGCGCTATTGGAAGGGTTCATTATAAGTGATCCTCTTTTACCCAAGTTCTAATTTTCTCGACATAATCTACGGGATCTTTAATATCAGCCGACGGGGTTGCATAAAAATACTCTTCAACATAAGGCCTTTCTTCGGCTGTTAGTTCATAGGAATCTAAAAATCTTTTGCGCCACATATGGATTTCCTTCGAGTCTTGGTCTAAAATGTCTCGAATTTTGGAGGCATGAAATGTCATATTCTCTGCCAATTCCATAAAATTTTCAAAAGAAAAGTCCGAATAATTCTTATGTTTCATATTTCATTTAATTTTGTAATGTGTATTGTTAAATTATTATAGTCCGATAATATGCATTATGTTGCAATTAATAACTATACTCTTTAAGTTTCAAATATATATTTATCTTGACTAATAATATTCGATACTGTATTTTAACAAAAGCTCTAATTTAAAGGAAGAAAAATGGGTTGGATACGGATTGATCAGATAAAGGATATGAAGAATGGCTAAATTAAAATTGTTGTCTATGCATAACATTAAAAACGTTCCAGATCATTTAATACATGAAATGCAAGATTTTTCTATTAGACTTACTCAAATGATGCACCTTTACATTGAAACCGTACAACCTAATATCGCTTTAGCAGCGTTAAATTGGGCTCAGGCATGTATGCTTAAGTATTTAGTGACAAATGATCCAGAAGAACTTAGGAAAGCGGCTAAAATGAGCTGTTCGATTCTTTTGAATAATATGGAAATTCTCATAAAACAAATGGAAGACGAAGAAAAAAATGATATATGAAGAAAAGCTATATCTGTTCGGTGAAGGAGAATGGATGCAAGAGCCTGATCAATTGGAATTCGAATATGAAGGTTATGAATGCGAAATTAGAAGAAATGGAGTTGGTGCCTT